AGGGTGGCAATACCGGCCCGCAGCCCCGCAATATTTGATGCCGCTCCGGCCAGCGCGCCGGGCATGCGGCTCAGAAACTGCGACAGCGCCGAGGCTTGCCCCGCCGCCCCGCCGAGCGCCCCGGTCAACCCATTGGCGGGAGGGATGGCCGCGCTCAAAGGTGCAGCGGGATCGGCGGATGCCAGTCGGTCAATCTCTACCACAGCCAGCCTGATGCCAGCCGCAAGCTCGTCAACCTGGTCACGGGCGGTCTGCAACCCGAGCTTTTCCAGTGACCCGACGCCCGGAATATCAGGGCGGTCCTCGCCGCCGGTGGCGATGTTTTCCCGCGCCTGTATATCTGCCCGTATCTGCGTCAGCGTCGCGCTGGCATTCGCCAGCTTTGCCTTTGCTTCTTCGATATATGCCTTCGTCGAAGCGATGGCTTCCGCGCGGGCAGCGGGTCCGCCGGTCTGGGCGTAAAGCCCAAGCGCGTCGTTCATCCGGGTCTGTGCCGACACAGATTTATCCGCAGCCAATCCAAACAAGTTGGTCCGGTATGCCAACTCGCCAAAGGCAACGATCAGCGCCCCGACCCCGGTGCGGATCATTGCGCCCTTGAGCGCGACAAGACTAAACGTAACTCCGTCCACACCCAACGCCGCTGCACCCATCGCAAAGACAAACCGACCCGCGAAGAACACAGCGAACGACCCCGCAATGGTGGCGATCTCGTCGATGTTATTTCCAAGGATGGTCAAAGCATCAACTGCCACCTCAGCAGCACCGAAAAATGCGCTGCCAATGCCTTGTATCGCTGCAACAAAACTCGGATCGGTTACAGCCCCGATCAAACTTTCAACCGATTTCTTCAAATTGTCAGTCGGAGGCCCCGACAATTCAAAGAGATCGCCCCATGCGTTGCCGAGCGATTTCAGCGCCCCGCCAAGGGTATCCCGCGCCGCCGATGCCGACCCGCCGAACTGCTTTTCAAGCTCGGCCAGAATGATGGTCTGCGCCCCGACGATGTTGTTGGTTTCAACCATCGCCTTGACGGCTTCTTTTTGCGCTTCGGAAAACTGGATGCCTGACCGCGACAAGGCAGTCATTCCAAGCACAGGATCGTTCAATGCCTTGCCGACTTGCAGTGCCGCCGATTGCAAATCAGTATGCAGTGCCGTCGCCACGTTTTGGACTGCGACTGTCGCCTGATCAAAAACATCACCCTTGATGTTCGTGAAAGTCAGCAGCAACCCCTGCATGGCATTGGTGGCCTCGTCACCAAATACCGTCGTTTTCTGCAACGACGCCGCCACGGCATTCAATTGCCCGATGTTCCGCTGCGCCGCTCCGCCAGTTGATACAAGCGCCGCCGCGAGTTGCGCTTGCACACCCTCGGCTTCAATGGTGGAATCCCTGAACATGCGAAACGTTCCGGTGATGGCGCGCATTGAAAGAAATGCCCCCGCCATGGCACCAATCGCTGCCCCAGCCTTGACTGCCAATCCAGTCATGCTGCCCATTGCCCGCCCGGCGCTGTCGATCTTCGGGGCAGCCGCCGCCGCCGCGTCGCCGCTGCGCTTGATCCCGGACTCAGGGCCGTGCAATGCCGACGCAGCCTGGTCCGCCTTGCGCTTGACGGCATCAAGCGCGTTTTCTGCGACCTTTCCGCCAGACGTCATGCCGGTCGGATCAATTGCCAATCTCAGTCCGGCCATTTTACGTCCTTTCTGCGTTATCCAGGGCAACCACCACCCTGATAACCGAGGCAATCTGCACCGGGCATGTCATCAGATACAGGTCACGGCAATAAGCAATGATCGCAGATACTGGAATCGGCCCGATGTTATCCATTCCGGTCTGGCGCTCCGTCCGCAGGTAGTAGAATGCCTGCCACAGAAACCAGTTTTCAGGCTCCGTATAGTTCGGAATCGGCACTTGCTTTTCACGCAAATACGCCAAATCGGCTGGCGTATACATGGCTGCACAAGCAAGCGCCGCAGTCAGTTTTTTATCGTGGCCGCATCATCCTTTTCAACATCCTTGGCGGCTTCCTCAGTCGCAGCCTTGAAGTCAGCCAACGCTTTCGCCAATTCTGGCACCCGCACCTCGGTCAGCGCAAGGAAGTTTTCCCGATTGCAGACAATTGGAGCATCATCATTGATGATGTTCGACCGCCATTCAATCACGCAGGTGTCATAGATCGCCCCGAACCATTTCAGATTCAGGTCGATGGTCCCGTCAAATTCAAAGTCAACTTGTTCGTCTTCGTTGGCGATCTTGTTGACCTTCTTTTGCATCACCCGCGCGCGTTTTCCGAGTTGTTCGAGCTTGGCCTGATATGCCGGGTTCACTGCGCCACCGGCCCGCGCGTCAATCTCGATATAGCATGTTTCGCCCTCCGGCCCCAGGAACGCGGGCAGTTCGCGCCGAAACATGATCAGCGGCAGATCACGGCTTTTTAGTTTGAGCATCTTTTACCCTCTTCGCAATGTCTGATTTCTGGCCCAAGCCGAGTTCCTTGGCCTGAGCGTCCGTGATTGAATCGCCCGGCGCGAAAGAATGCTCCGCGCCGTCAATCACACCAACGAAGAACCGAATTGCGATCCACATCACGCCACCGCCCTTGTCACTATCAGCGTTGCGGATGAGGACGCATCGTATTGAGGAAGGATTTCGATTGATTGCATCAGTGCAGCACCGCCTTGATCAATCTCTGTCGCCCCGAAATTGCATTTGGGAAAGACCAGCGTATATTTTTCGGTGGTGACCGACCCAAGCGGCACAGTAACCGAGAAAGCTGAACCCTTCACTCGGGCGGCGTTGTAGATTGCGAGAAAGTTTTCGCCGATATACATTCTCGCCGTCAGCACAGGAAGGAAGTTGCCGCGATTGATGCCGCACAGATCATTGCTGGAAACCCTTGGCTGCAAGTCCCGGCCCTCAAAGGCCAAGCTGATATTGAGCGATTGGATGCAGTCCGGTGTAAAACCAGTCATCACGATTGTCCCAACATCGGCCCCCGACGAAAGGGGGTCCGCCTCGGTCGGATCGGTGTAGGTAGCGCCCACCAGCCCGGTCACAGTGGCATCATCGGACGCGCGGCCAGCGAAGGTCAGAGACAGTTTGGCAGCCTCGCGCGCGGCAAGGCTCAGGGTGCCGCTTACAGCCTCGACCCCGCGATACCGCAACATGGTGGACGCGCCGCCAACCCCCGCCGCCATGGTATTCTCAATGGTGACAGTAGTTTCGGACTTCCCGTCCTTCATCACGTTGGTTGCCCACGTGCCCTGAAGCAGCGTTGCCAGCAGGTCATCATAGACGCCATAGATCAGCGGGCTTTCCAGCGCGCCGGTCACGTCGATACCGTTAACCGCGCGACCAAGACGCCGCCCGCCAGCAATAAGCGACTGGCCTTGAATGGTTTGCGCCTTGGCCTGCATGATCGCGGGCCGATGCAACGTTTTGAATCCGGGGGTAGTCGCAGGGATGGTGCCCGGCGTAACCTCGGCCACATATGCCGACCGGACTTGAGATGCTGCTGTGCCAGTCATTGTAGACTCCTATCTGTATTCGATGCGCACGAATGGCGCGATGACGTTCGTCAGGTGGAACGGCGGATCGGGGAAATCGGCCCCGATATAGGGGTGCCGGTTATCGCCCATTTCCGGCGGGCTGAAACGGACAAAGGCGGTTGCGGGCAGCGCACTGACGACACCCGCGCTCGTCAGTGTTTTCTCGAAGAATAAACTCATCAGCGTCTCGGCATAGCCGCGCCACGCCGCTGACCCCTTGCCGCCCTCGGTGTAGATCGTGAGCGTCACCAGCCCGATATTGTCGATGCGGTTTGCGATCCTGCCAATACTGCCCTGCATGACCGCGCCGGACTTGATGGTCAGACGGACGCTATTGACGACGGGGTCGAAAGCCTGCCCGTCGTAGCCAATTGGCGTAGCCGACCAATTTGCAGCGAGGTATGTTTCAATCGCGCTGCGCTCAAGCTGTAGAGTCACAACCGATCCCCCATGCCAGACCAGATCATTTCCAACTCTGCGACAGTCATTGCCACTACGCCGGATGGCGCTTGTTTCGACCAGCCGTTTTCCAGCCGTAGGGCATATGGAAGGTTGTTTTGCAGATAGATCACCGGAAACCCCGTCATTGCCGCATAGGATGCCAGCGCACCGGCTGACTGCGCAGCAAACGCACCGAACATGGTTGTTGTTGCATCCGCTGGCTCGCCAATGCTGACCAGCCAATTGTTTTGAAATGTTCCCACATCAACCGGGCTTTTCTTTGTGGCTCTGGCCAACGCCTCGGTCCCGATATAGACTACGGTCTTCCTGACCCCTCCCATCATGGCAAGCCACTCGGCATCAATCTCACTGGAAAACTGTTGCGATGCGCTGGTCATTTGGCACGTTCCGGCAATCTGATCCTGACGGCGACTGCGCATCTACAGTTTATTGTTTGACCCGGCGGCAAGCTGCTATCGCCCGGAAACATTCCCTGCGATCCGTCCGGTAATGTGAACGGGGTTTCCATTCCGACCACGATCACCCCCGCCATCGCCGAATGATCCTCGCGGGTCCGATTGTCGCTGGTCGGCAACCATTCACGGGTCATTTCGTCATCCCGCACAACCCCAGTTGCGACCATGCTCTTGAACCCGTCATGCTGTCCCGCCCGCAATGCGTTCAGCGTTTCGGTTCGCGCAATCGTCTGGCCCCGAAGGTTCAACATTTTGCGCTTGTATCCATCGACCATTTTGTCGATTTCGGTTTTAGTCAGTGGGCGACCGTCTTTCTGCGCCGCGCGAATCAGACGGTCGAAGTTTTTATCCCGTCCCCCAACTCGCCCCTCCCGACGCAGATATGCCGCGAAGTCACCCCGCGCCAGTTCCGCCCGCGCGCGAATGGCCGCGTCTGTCTGCGGGCTATTCAGCCCGATGATCCCGCCGGTGCGTTGCCCCGTGGCACGGCTGACCCGCCCGACAAGTTCAAGCGCCTGACGCGCTGGCGGGACGCCTTCCACGGCTCCGGAAGTCACCACCGCCCGAA